CGCTCGTTTCCTGGCACCATGATCCTGTGGTAGTGCATGTTCGACCAGGCTTCGAGGTCGTATATCCAGACACCGCCGAGCGGTCTCTGAATCATGTCGGCGACCTTCTTTTCATCGCCGATATAAATGTATCGTGATTGGATCCACGGCAGCGGATCGTGACCCTGGACGATCGGGGCCCCTTGCTCGACAGCCCAGTCTCGGAAGTCACTGAAACTGCGATTGCGATCGTGTTCGTGCAGACATTTAAAGGCGCGGCGTTCTTCCCAACCGTCGGCGCCGCGGCCGAGGGGTGAGTACCCCGCGGTATCGCCGCCCGTTGTGTGACCATGGGCCCAGGGGCATTTGACCTCCACCCACTGCGTGCCGTTGTCGCGGACGACGTGGCCTTTATCGTTCAACCAATCGAGCAACGGATCCTCGATCGGATTATCGAGAACCGCGCCGATGCTGCTTATTTCTGTTGCCGGGCGGACATTCAAGTTGGGGAGATCGACACCGAGTTGCGTTGCCAAGTCATCGAGCCCCCATGACCGTTCCGGGTGCCAGTCAGTAATCGTCGATATAAAATTATTCTTGCCCGGCTTGATGTTCACCGAGCCTGGCACCCGCATCAGTCTATTGTATCCGGCAGCCCCGGCATCCGCAAAACCGAGCGCGGCAACGGCATCGACAATTGCTTCATAGCGCTCGAGCTGGTCCGTCGGATCGATAAGATAGCCCCACTGGAAATTGCCGGCACTGCTCTCGATCTTATAGGTCGGCTCGATCGGCGGTGTGTTCGCCTTGGTCCCGACATCATCCAGGACAAGCACGTAAGCCATCAGGCAATCTTGTTTGCGCCGGCGCCAGAAATCTTCGACCGGCGCTGAAACCGTGCTTACATTATAATAGATGGCAGGCCGGGCGGATCGATTGGCCCAGGCGCGAACCGTGGAGCTCATGCGCCCGATTAAAACGTGTTCATCAGTATCGCGACCATCGAATATTGTCTCCAGGAAGTCCTGCAAATCGATCATTTTCTGTATCTCTCTCCCGTCCATATCTCACAATTCAAAGGCAGCCCATCTGCCCATGCCGGTGGCGTCATCATTGCCCGCCGCAATTGATCGGTCGCCTCGTCGACCTCGTTGTCTTCAACCTCGAGCAACAATTCGTCATGAACGTGTCCGACGACCGGCCAGTCTAGTTCCGTCAGATCGACGAGCGCTTCCCGCAAAATGTCAGCGGCACAGGCCTGCGTTGCATTCTCCGCGATTAAGCCGCCATACAATCTCACCCGCGGCCATTCGCGCTCGCCCTCCTTTGGGCGCCAGTTTGCCTTAACCGCTGAGAGCTCGATCTCACCCCCGCTCGGTGTCTCGACCTCCGTGAGCCGTGCCTGGGGGTAGCAAATGATACGCCCGCTCGGCAGCACCATGGTGAGCAACCCATACTCCCCACAATAAAAGTCGAGGCGGCCGACGGTATGGATCGTGCCCTTGTTAGCTACGGCATCGATCGCGGCATTGTTGAGATCAGTCCAGAACCTGGTCGCCCACGGATTGGCGCGTCGCCATTTACGGATCGTCTCGTTAACCAGCTCGTCGCTCATGGTGACGCCATACGCTCGCGCCATGGAATTAAAGGCACCCGAGCCCCCGGCATAGCCGCACGCCAGGACGACAACCTTACCGATTGCGCGCTCTGTCTTATTAATATCTCTGGCGGCCTTGCTATAAATATCAGCGGCAGCCTTCATATAATTGTCCGGCAGTGACGGATCCTGATCCATATCCCGGAACACCCTGAGCACTGGCATCGCGTCGTCATCTTTTGTGAGCCAGGGTAACACCCGGCTCTCGATGCCGGACCAGTCCCCGCACACAAACTGATGCCCGTCCTCTGCGATGATCGAGCCCCGTAGCATCGAGGCGAGCACCGTCATCGCGTCATCGATCTGCTCGCCCTTCATAATCTTTGCGCGCGTTCGCTCGAACTCGGCGGCCGTGGACCGTGGAAAGTTATGCACCTGGAGGCCGGCCGAACTGAAGCGACCTGTTTGCCCAGCGCCACTGAATATATAAGCACCGCGGACACGACCGTCGTCGTCGGCCCGGTTGGCCATGGCTTCGAACTTGGAGACGCTCGAGCGCCCGGCGGCATCGAGCAGCTCGATGACCTCTCGCACGTTGGGGCCCAGGCACCCTGGTTCTTGACGCTCGAGGTCGAGCAGTTTGGTGCGTGCGTTCGCGTCCAGGGTCGTCTTTGTTCTCGTCTCGCCGGTGCGCCGATCCGTGACCTCGCGCGTGATAGCCTCGCGCACAGCTTTGTCTTTGACAGCGACCGGCTCGATAAATTGCTTGAGCCTGGCGAACTGTCGCGGGCGGGTGATGACGCCTTTGGTGAGCCGTGTCAGCGCCTCGGAAATCTCGCGCAGCTCCTGGTCTGCGTAGCCGGCCGCTGCCTTTGCGAACGCGACGTCCACCTTCAACCCTGCGTCGTTTACTTTTTCATTTGCAATCCAGACACGCTGCTCGTTTTCATCGAGCGCGACAGAGGCGTTCTCGGACATCCGCTCGGTGATGACGTCCGTCATATTATAATCGTAAAAACGCTCGAGCAGCTCCGGGTCATCTTCGAACGGCGGAATGCATATCTTCTTGATCAGATCCTTGCCTGCCTGATCCTTTTGTATCGGCAACGCCAGGCATCGACCCAGATCATCTAATCCACCCGGCAGCGCTCGCGCGCGCGCCTGGGCAGCGGTGCAATACCACTGGTCGATGTCGGTGGGTATGCCGAGAACGTGCTCGGTAATGAGTCTTTCAAATTGTGCGTTATGCGCGTGCAGGCTCCTGGGGATACCCGCGCGCATGAAATCTTTAACCTCGGCCGGGAACGGCTCCTCCGCCGGCACCCAGAGCTGGACGTCGCCCTCGTCCCATCCCCACGCCATGCTGACGACCTGGGTGCGCGCGTCTTTTGCGTAGCGATAGGCCCCTTCAGCAAAGAGGTTTACATGCGCGCGTGTCTCATAATCTAAGTGAAGTATGTCGTGATTCATGTTAACCCGAAAAAGCGAAGGGTGATCGAGCTGTAACTCGACCACCCGTTGCCTTTCGTCTTACGCCGCGCTTCTGGTGCGACGACGGGCTCGCTGTATTACCGGAGCGTCTGCGGCTTGCTCTTGGCTGGGCACCGCGGGCGCTTCTTTTTTCAGGTCTGGAAACGGGATCTCGGCGTCGGCTGCGAGCCGCTCACCGGTTTCCGGATGCATCCAGTCGACGACCGTGAACACTGGCTCGAAAATGGTCTTATTCCAGGAGGTGTTGGTGTAGCTGGACACGACCAGGCGAACGATTGGCGCCGAATAATCGACGTTCGGGCGATTTGCCAAGGCCTTACAGAGATTGTCCCAGGCTTTATGGGCGCCCTTTGAGGAGTTCGACAGCTTGATACGCTCGTCGATATCATCATTGCCCTCGATGCAGGTCAGCTCGAACTGGACATTTTTCTCCCAGCCGTTGCCGTCCGTCGGCATCGGTGGGCAATTGCCAAGCGCCCCCATAACCTCACCGACCTTCTTGCGGTTCTCCCAAGCGACCCAACCGATCTCGAGGCTCATCGGATTTATGGCCCAAAGAGAATCGGCTTCAGGCGTCACGTTATCCTGACCATAGACGAACTCGCCTTCCTCCTGATGGATGCGGAGCAGTTTTGCACCGCCACCGCCCGCCATGACAGGCGCCTGCGTGCGCTGGGCTTTAAGCGCCTCATCCAGGGCGGCCGGAGATATGACAGCACTCTCGTGCCAGGTTTGTAATGCGTTAGCTATATCACTCATTTTTGCGTGTCCTTTATTAACGTGTTGGTAGGTTCAGGTCTTTAGGCGTCGCGTTTGCCACGCCCTGCTCAAAAACTGCCGGACGCTTGTCGTCGACAGAGGCGATCGTGAGCCCGGCACTCCGGGCCTCGATCAATTCGGCTAGATCCTCGGGGTCACCCCCCGCGGATTTCACCTTCTTCACAGCTTGCGCTGGGGAGATAATTTTACGTTTCTCAAACGCATCGTTGATGCCGGCTGTAAGCAGCGCTTCGACAGCCCGTTCTTCATCAGTCCAGTACCGTCGACGCTGACGCTGCACGAGCTTATAGCCTTCGATCGGCTTGCCCTGTTCGAGCGCCGAGTATGCCGCGGCACGCACAGACTTGGCCCAGTCCTCGACCTGCTCGGCTTGCTGTAGCATCTCGCCGAACTGAATTGGATCGATCGCCGTGGACCGTGGATCGCGATCGAGTGCGTGCTCGACCTGTTTGCGTTTTGCGGGGCACGTTGGCGCTGCGTTACACCATCTGCACCATTTACCTGGGACCGGATCGCCGACGTCGTCCGCCAGGATCTTGCCGACGGCGCGCTTCATGCCGGAGACATATTCGTCGAGCGCTTCGCGCGTAATCGTGCCATGGCTAAGAGGATCGTTCTTTGATGGCTGAATGATGGCCAGGACGATTTCCTTATCGCCTTCGAAGAATTCTGGCACCGTCTCCAGTGCCGCGCCCGCGTAGAACTTGAGCTGCGTGTTACCGGCACCGCCGTTGACCATCACCCCGCGGCCGAACTTCCAGTCGACCAGGAGCAGGTGCTTGTCGGTTGATATCAAAAGGTCGCACGTACCAAACCCGTCGAACTCTTTATAAGCGACGCGCGCCTCGGTGATGAGGTCGTACTCCTCAATGCCATATGCATCGAGCAACGCGTCGAGCGCATCGAGCGCTGGCTGAACAAGCTCCTGGGCCAGGCCGGCCGTCATCTTGGCACCCGCCTCCGTGTAACCGGTCAGCTTCACTGGATCGATATTCTCGTTGACGCAGCGCTCGACGACCGAGTGCAGCATCGTGCCCTCGTTCGCGTATTTAGAGCTCGGCGGCGTCGGCGCTGCCAGCTCGAGCTTGTGGCTGGCCAGGCAATTCTCTCGGCGCTCGGCAATCGATCCGCCTATAAGGGATGAGTGTTCAGCCGGCATCGGACTTTACCTCGTCAGGCGATACCGTTGACAGCAGCGACAGGAACTCTCCCTCCATATCGTCCATGTCGTCGCGCTGCTCTTTTATGCAGCGCACCAGGGCGCGCACGAGATCGTGCGACGGGTTTACTTCGAGCTCGATAGCATCGAGGTCGTTCGTGTCGAGGCGATCTATCTGATATCTAGGCAGCATGATGCGTGACTCCTTCTCCGTATATCGTGGCCAATTGACGTGATTTTCTCATGAGGGTTTTCTGAATAGCCTCGTCCAGGCTGTTCTCTAAATGCAGGAAGCGCGCGAGGACCGCGTTCCGTTGTCCTTTGCGATGAACGCGCGCGACGGCCTGGGCGTTGTTCGCAGGCACCCAATCGGCCGAGACAAAGACAACGTCCTGGCAGGCGCCATTGGCGTGCAGCGTTATGGCTGTCGACGCCGCGTTCGTTTGCCCAATCATCACGCGATAGTCTTCCATTGATTGAAAAGCATCGATGGCATCCTGGCGCGCGCCCGCCGATATGGCGCCGTAGATGGCACGCGGTGTGAAATCTTTGAGCCCTTCTTGCAGCGCTTTTATCGTGTCAATAAACGATGCGAATATGACGACCTTCTCCATGGCGCCGTCTTCCAGCTCCTGGCGGATCATCTCAATGGCATCGCCGACTTTCGCCAGTTCCGTCGCTCTCTTCAGCGTCGTCAAATGCATATCAAAGGTCTCGGCACCGGCGGCGCCGGAGATCACAGCATCGAGCTGCTCGCGGTATTCCTCTTCGAGATCGCGAACATGCTTGACGGTCTTATCGCCAGTGACGGCGATCTCGGCGAAGCGGCACTCGGGCAAATCGTGGAGCACGGCTTCTTTCTTAATCTTGTCGACGACCGGATCCAGGGCCATCCAAAGCGCGCCGCTCGGCTCTACTTTGCTGCCGACGATTTTGTCTCCCCACGCCGTCTCGACCGTCTGGCAAAAGGTGTCGCGGAACTGATAAAAATTCATCGGCTTCCCGTTGCCGCTATCGATGACCTCGGGATGACGACTATGAACCCATGGGTAGATTTCAGAAATGTTATTGGGGCACGGTGTGCCGGTCAGGCCCCAAACGTGCCGGGCCCGCGATGCGACACCGCGGTGCCCGAGGATCCGCCCGGTGCGCTTGCTGGTGTGGTTCTTCAAGTACTGAACTTCGTCGAGCACAAGCACGTCGATCGTGAGGCCGAGGAGCTGCTCGAGGACCGCGTCCCGGTTTACGAGATCGTAGGAGAGTATATAAAAGTCGGCGCCGGCAATCTTATCGGCACCCTTCTCGATGACTTTGACCGTGTACCGTGACCCGTGGATCGCTTCGATTTCACGCTTGGCGTTGCGGCGGCTAACGGCCGGGCCAATCCAGACACAGACACCGTCCTCGAGAGCATCGCCTGCGGCCTGGGCAGCCGGGTACGTTTTACCGGTGCCCATGTCCCAGTGTAGAAGAGCGCTATCGCAATCCTTTAAGAATTCAACACCGGCGACCTGGTGCGGCATCAGCTCGATCGACATCAGCTAACCTCCCAGGCAATCGCTAGATAATTGATCGCGTCTTCGATCGAATCCTTGAAAGTCTCGCTGTCGCAATCGACACGCCGCGCGCGGTCGAGCTTCTCGATCACGTTCCCCAGGACGATGTCTTTCGGCGTGCGCTCATTAAAGAAGAACGCATTTTGCAGATCAGCTAGCTCTTTATAATGAACGCTCGCACTGCCATAAATTCCGTCGCGCTGTTTAAATGTGGACAGCGCGCTTTCAAGCAGATCGATGGCACTGCGCTGGTTGGTTCCCTGCTCATTCATTCTCGT